AAGGGAACTCAGGGATGCAGAGGGTTTACTTGCGGCCAAGACCGCTACAGGGAGTGCGAGGGCCTCAGAGTTAGCCCGGCTGGAAAGCCAATATGATAGGCTACTCGACCTGCGTGATGAGATGGTCACGCACAATAGGCACTTCCAGGGGAAGTCTGGTGAGATAGAGTACTGGGGGCAGGAGATTTTCCCTATCCTACCAAAGGATGTCATCGCATCAGGACAAGCCCAGAGCAGGTTCCGAACACTAGGAGTGGAACTGACTGCTGCCGGGAAGCGTGTAGAGGCAGCGACCAAACGGTTCGATAAGGTCACAGACGCCAGGGTCTGGGTTGGTGAAGTAGTAGACGACCTGAAGGACAACCTGGCCGACACACAGATACTCATCAGAGAGGCCCAGGAATCTCTTAGGATAGCCACTTCTGCTGAAAGTCGAAGTCAGGCTGGCAGGGGTGCTGCTAAGACAAGGGCTACATTATTTGATAGGCAGCGTGCCCGTATCGCCCGTAGGACTGATGTAGCAGGGCGCAGGGTCGGGACTGTGGAGTCTACGAAGAGGGCCATAGAAACCAAACTGGAGTTCCTCAAAGGCCAACAGGACAATATAGACAAGCAGATAGATGACCTAAAACAAGGCAAGGGGGAGTACGAGGGCGTAGACGCCAACGGTATGCCCAAAGGCTACAACCAGGCCAAGTCCAACCGCTCGACGGCACTAAAGAATATTGAATCAGGAGTAGCCAAAGGCGAACTATGGGGGCCAGACCAGCCTTACGAGATTAATTTTGCCATGTGGCGCGGCAAGTTCCTCCCAGAGTCTGATGTCAAGCTGTTGATGGAGACGCTGGGGAGGCAAGCAGAAGCGGGGGCATTCACACGGACGATTCAGTCACTGGTGAATGTGAAGCGTTCTCTAGCTGCAACCCTTGACGCAGCTGAACCCTTCATCCAGGGGCTGCCCATAATGGCCGACAACCCCAAGAACTGGGGTATCCAGACGGCCCGTCACTACCAGGCTCTATTTGACCCTGCCATCCAGAGCAGGCTGATCAGAGACAACATAGAGGACTATGCCTGGCTAGCCCAGCACAACGTCCCTATCGGAGACCCTGAGTTCTTTGCTGCCTTGAGAAAAGGGGAGGGTCTATCCTTTGACTGGTTGTTCAAGAAGACCCATACAGAGGAGGTACAGCGTTACTTCCGTTTTGCAGGCAGGCAGTCATTCGGCAGATTTGCGGCCATGTACAACACAGGTCTTGGTACTGCCCGTGTCCAGATGCTGCAAGCCATCAGACCCAGTTGGAAGGGCACAGACGCCGAACTGGCCCAGTATATCCGTAACCTCACAGGAGGACTGGATGCCCGTGCTTTAGGGGTCAGTCCACAGCGTACAGCTGCTGAGGGGTTATGGCTGGCATTCTCCCCACGCCTACTGCGGTCAACCATAGCCCTGGTGTATGACGCTGTTGCTACTGGAGTACCTGCTGAGATGATACCCAAGGTACTTGGCTATGGGGCTAAGGAAGGGACTGCCCGTGACAAGCTTACCAAAGGTATGATCAAGGCTTACTCATCAACCCCACAGGGACGTAGGGCCTTACGCACATTAGGCACATTAGCTGCTGGTGTCACTACAACCTACATCCTCACAGGGATGCGTCTGGGCAAGGACTGGGACGAGATACGAGCAGGACTCAACCCCCTGAACGGCAAGCGGTTCCTCTCCCATAAGATCAACGATGATTGGATAGGCGTCGGCGGTCAGATACGCGCATTAGCCCAGATGATGGCGACATTGGCGACAGACCCCTCCAGTATGCTTGAGGGCACCAGAAGGGATAACCCGATCCTGGCCTTCCTTAGTGGTCGTGGTGCAATCGGGACGCAGGCAGCCTTGCAAGCTGGAGAGGCGATTGCAGCCGAAGTAGGAGGGGAAGCCAACCTTGACCCGTTTGAACGTGTCGATGGGGTCAAAGACTTCCTCAAGCTACAGGGCACTGGCAGTCTACCCTTTACCCTACAAGGCCACTTTGAGGGTGAAGGTGCGCTTACCACCGTAGCATCCTTCTTGGGTTTAAGGACTGGCATCTCGACTGAATATGACGCCATGCGAGAGGCTAAAGAGATCAGGCAGGAGCAGGTATTACAGTACGTTGCCGACAATGACATCGAGCCTGACAAGATATATGAGGTCAACTGGAAGGGAGAGACCATAACCGTTGACCAGTCGAAGCCTATTGCGGAGTTTGCAGACCTACAACCCGCTGACCAGGTAGCCTTCAGGAATAAATATCCCAGCAGCTTTGACGCCTATGATGAGGCCATCCGCTCCCTGGCCAAGAAAGGAGAGCCGTGGGCACAGGAACGGGTCAAAGTGCTGGACATGGAAGACAGACAGGTGTCTGAGCAAGAGAAGGACGATGCCAAATTCGCAGATGGCAATGTCTATGACCAGACCATGGGTGCTAGGGACTGGATAGATGCCTACAAGAAGAGAAAAGCCAAACTCTCCGCACAGCGTGAAGTGACCTACGAACATAACATCGAGGAGCCTGAAGAGGCATTAGACTTCTACTACGCCAAGATAAGGGAGATATCCCTTGAGATAGCGGAGACCACAGGCTCTACGTTAAAGACGGATGATGAGACCGGGGAGGTGAACTACTCAGATGTGATGACTCCTGAAGGTTGGCAGGAATTAGAAGCCTGGTTAAGGGGTCAGAATACTGAGTTCCAGGATACCGTGAAGCGTAATACAGGTCTGAATGCGCCGACCACCCAGGCTAAAGACTACGAGAGGGCCATGGATATCATAGGGGTAAGGTACTATGACGCGGTCAACGACCTGCTAGCCTACCCTGAAGACCACACCATGGCAGGTATAAGATTTGAGGATGGGACTACTCTCGATCTCACCTCCAATCAAGCCTATATGTACTTGCAGATCCGAGACATGACAGATAAGCAGCAGAAGGAAGCAGTAACCGTGCTGCCGTCGGAAAGGGGCACTCCTGAAGAGACCAGGAAAGAGGGTAATGCAGAACTCGTCCGTTATGTGGACAACCAGATAAGGAAGTACAAAGAGACCCTCCGTATGAATGACTCAGAACTATTTGATGCCCTCTTCAAGTATGACCTTCTCCTTACCAAGCAGGCTTTCTTCGTACAGGAAGTACAGGGCAAACTCACCGCGCCTTAAATTGACACTACATGATGACAAGCTTTACACTTTTCCACAGTGATCCCTCCATTACAAGGAGCATCGCATGGTAACGACCCCACAAGAGGAACCCCAGGTAGAGGAACAGCCTGTCCCCGAAGAGGCTGGAGAGACTACCGAAGAGACCCCCGAAGAAGAAGTTGACTACAAGGCGAAGGCAGCCGAACTGGAGGCCCAGGTCAAGAAGATGGAGAACGACCTGCGTTCCAAGGACGGCCAACGCCGTAGGGATACGGACAGGGATGCGGAATTTGCTGGTTTCCGTGATGAATTGACGGCGATGCGTAAGGTGTTCAGTCTCTATATGGACGCAGCCAGGCACGGCGACACCGACGAAGTGCAGGATCAAATATCACAAGTGAACCAGGAATTGGCTCAAGGACAAGCAACGCGTGCCTACAACTCGCGTTACGACAAAGAGATGAACCGCCTCCTTTCCACCGTTCAGGACACAGATGGCAATCTCTTCATCAGTGAAGACGATGCGGTCAAGATCCAGAGCGACTGGGCAGCAGCCTGGGAGAAAGCCAAGACGGGCGACTACGAGGGTATCTACGATATCCAGATAGATGCCGCCAAGATGGTAGCCCAGGAAGAACGCCGAAGGGCCACCGACGAGCGTAAGAAGCTTTCTGACGAAGCCAAGAACGCCGCCAAGAACGCCCTTGAGAAAGCAGGCGTAGCCGACCTCGACACCGGGGCAGCTATCGCAGGCGGGAATGAAGAACTCCGTGGTTCAGCCCTCATAGAACGGGGGCTGAGAAGACGTAACTTATAAGGACTATGAGATGCCAACACTTAGTGAATATCAGAAGTTGGCTAACGACGATGTTACGGCTGGTGTGTTCGATAACATCATCACCGCATCCGAGTTGGCCCCCTTCCTCCAGTTCACCAGCTTCAGCGGAAACTCCCTGGTCTACAACCGGGAAAGCACGCTGGGAGCCGCCGCCACCCACCAGGTAGGAGACATCTGGTCTGACACCGAACCGACCTACACGAAGAAGACCGTGTCCCTCACCACCGTGGGCATACAGCACCCTCTTGACCGTTTCGCCATGCAGACTGTTGACAACGTACAGTCCCAGGAAGCAGTCCTCCTTTCCAAGATGGCCAAGTCCGTCGCCCGAAAGCTGGAAGACCTCCTGATCACTGGCAACTCCGGTGCCACATCCACCGAACCAGAGGGACTGACCTCCCTCCTCATCAGCGACTCTCGCCTCCTCATGATGGACGACGGCTCACAGCCTTCCACCATCGCCGGGGCAGAGACCGAACTCACCCTTGACCGCCTGGACGCCATGATCGACCTGGTGGAGAACGGTAAGCCGGACTTCCTGATGATGAACAAGACCATGCGTCGCAAGCTGACCTCACTCGCCAGGGCCACAGGCTCAGGCGTACTGCTCAATTCAGCCGAGATGTTTGGTCACCAGTATGTCCTCTACAATGGCATACCCGTAGTCATCAACGACTACATCTCCAACTCCGAACAATACGAGAACGCCGGGGGCTGGGGTTCCTCCACTGCTACTACCATCTACGCCATCAAGACAGGCCAGGAGAAGCAGGGATGGACGGTCATCCACAACGGCGCAGTCCTCGATCCTGACATCCAACGCCTGGGCACCAAGTTCGACAAGAACGAGGATGTCTACCGTATGGCTGTCTACCTTAATGCAGTCGTCTACTCTGCCAAGTCCTGTGCAGGGCTGGCTGGTATCGACTCCGCTGCCTAACGATAACCAAACCTCGTTGAGCATAGTTCCGTAATCTGATGATGAGGTATTAGCAATGGCTGATCCACACGTTGAACAGGCAAGAGATAAATTCTCTGCAA